CCTTCTGGAAATAAATTTGCAAGTATGATTTCTCAATACTGGATATGATGTTACAGAAACATGGTATGAGAAAGAATCCCATAAAACTAATTCATCTAGTTCTTGTTGTGGACTATCTTCTTTCCAACAAAAAGCATGAATAGGCATCCTCCACCATAATCCACCATCTTCCATAATAAAATGAAATAGTGGGGCTTGTGCTGGGATAGAAGTCATACCAAAAATATAGCATGGAAACTTTTTGTCGAAAGAATCTTCTTGATTTCGTAAAAAATTTCCACGAACATAACCACCGATAACCGGAATTGGAGTATTTAAATATGACATAATTATTTGTGTTTCTTTAGTTGCTTCTTTAGTTTTTTAAGATACTTATCTTCTGCCAACTTTTTAGGGTCTTTCTGTTCTTTTTTACGCAATTTTTTGTATATCTTTTTCCAGAAACTCATATTATACCTTTATTGATTGACTAACGTTTTTACAAAAATCTATAACTTGTTCATCAGAAAAATTATTTCTGGCATAATTAAAAATCAAAGCAACAAACCTAATATTTCCTTTAATGTACCCTATATTATTATCTATTCTATCTAAAGACGCTTGATATGGTCTGTTCTCAATTAACGCATAGTTATGTGTTCTCAATTCTAATTTCTGTTTAGTAAATGGGCAAATTCCTTTTTGTTGTTCCCATAACTCATTAAGATATCCCAGATCTATATCATAATTTTGTTTACGTTTTTTAGAATTCTTAATAATATTTTTGATATACCATCTAAAATTAGTATGTTCATCGTATCTATTTGATGGAATTAAATTTTGATTAAATTTTCCAGCATATTTTTTGAGATGACCAACCCCATCTTTTCCTGCACAATTACGACCACAATAAAATTTATTTCTACCTTTTTTCTTTTGTCTATTAATTTCGGCTAATTTTTTTATACAGCACTTGCCACAAACAGCACAAATTATTTCTGTGGTACTTATCATAACCACCTCCATTCTTAGTTAATCTATTATACACCAAAAATGGAGATGGGCAAGATAAAGTGGAGGCGGGGGAAGTCGAATCCCCGTCCTATCATACTTCAAATTACATTATCTACAAGTTTATTTTATTCATGAGTTAAATAGGAGTACAGAATAAACAAGACTAATCCTATCTTACCAACTGCTCTTAACCTACAACCCGTTGGATATTGTAAGTGCAGAGGGATTTAACGACAGACTTTTGATCCCTACCCTCATTCGGTATCGCAGTCTGTTACTGCCGTTTTTTATTAGGCAGCAAGGGCTAACTGATTTGTGCCAGTTAAAGCATTTGGTAGATTTTTAGAGTGGCCTTTCCACCAACCACTACTTGCCAATATAATCGTCTTTATGTAGTCGAAACCTTTACGCCCCCTTATTTCTTTAATACACTGGGAGGATCACAAGCATTAAAAAATGGATTATTTTCTAATCTGTCAATCTCATTTTGAATTTGTTGAAATTCAATTTGACTAGTTCCACAACGCCAAAGAACAGAATCAAATTCTAATTTCCGTAGCCTGTTGTATAAATGAACATTAAAAGAAAAAGATAAGATCAGTAATCCAACCAAGAAAGTATAACTTGCCAAATGATTTGAACGATTAGTCATAAATCTCCTTATTTAAAAAATTAAACCAATAGGGCGTGTAGGAGTCGAACCTACCTTTTGAACACCTTATAAGAGTGTGTGCCACTACCGGCGGCAACGCCCCATATTTCTATTATACCTATCGGTCGATCCCTGTCAACTCTTGAGGTATTTTTCGTAATAGTTGCGATAAATACTCATAATAATACCACTAGTTGTTCCAACATTTAAAGACCGTACACTACCATAAGTCGGAATAGTTAGAACACAAGCACAAGCCATAAGAATTGTTTCTGATAGACCAGCATTTTCTTCTCCAAAAATAAAAATTGGTTCATCAATATTAGAAAAATCAAAACTAAAAGGATCAAAAGTAATATCTTTGTATGCTGGAATATTATTTTCAATAGCAATTAATGTACGACCACTCGATGAATGTGATTTAATAAAATCTTCTTCAGTTTTATGATAATACATTGAAGTATAGTGATGGGTTCCAACGCTACCTCTTTTATCCCATTTCTTTTTGCCAACATAATGCACACTACGAAATCCAAAAAAGTTTGCATTACGAACCATAGTGCTAAGATTAAAATCACCACCAATATTAATCATAGCAACACTTGCTGCTATACTATTCTTGTAGCAATAGTTTCCGATTTCGGGAACACTTAAATTTTTCAGACTATCAATAACATTCATTGTGTGTTACTTTTACTTAAAATTTCATGATACTTAGCAAGCATACTAAATAATAGATTAATATCTCGTTGTTTATGCTTTTCGTCCATTTCTAATGCTGCTATAAGTTCCAATTCATACAAAAATTTTAGATCATTATTTTGTAGTTTATTATATTGTGTATCTGTTTGAATTTTATCTTTAACGCACGGTGATGATACCAGAATGGTATCTATTTCACCCCACTTTTTATTTAATTGTTTTATGTGGTATCTATATTGATGATTCAGTATCTTGAGACATAATTTATAACACACTCTCGCTATCTTAGACTGTATAATACTTGTACTATCATTTAGATATTTTTGTATAGCACAGAATATATTTATGGATTTATTATTATACTTTGGTCTTGGTTTCCAATAATATAATAACTTATTTAGCATTGTTAATTATTTTTTCTAGTTCTAAAATTTCTTCTTCATATTTACTGATTTTATTATACATTGTCTGACAATTCATGCAAAAGTCAGAAGAAATATAGTCTCTACAGTCCGCTATCTGATCCTTTAGTTTTTTTATTTTTTCCTGTGGAGTTTTTGGTTCGTACATCATTATCGTCTTTCCAGAATATCATTGTGTTAGTTTTGTCATCCCAAGCACACTCTATCAAATTTTGAGCAGCGAGTTTAGCCAAACCAACTTCATGAATCCAAAGAACAGTATCTTCAAAAATATTTTCGTTGGTATCTTCATCTAATAGTGGTCTATCTTCATCGTCAAAACCATTACACTGTTCTTTAACCAAGGTAATCATCTGTGAAATAGTAATATATTCATCTAAATTATCTTGACTAGATCCACAAATAGATTTGGACGCGGCATCTCTCATTTGAGTAGCGTATCCGACCAAATCTGTAATGGCATAAAATTCTGACATTGTTTCTCCAATTTTAGTTGATATATTTAGATACACCTTTGTTATGAATATTTTCTTTCATATTATCTTCAATATTAACAATTAAATCATCCATAGAATATTCTCCTCTTGATAGCCACTTAGTATTATTTCTGAGTGCTGTTTTGATTTGAGGTATCCAATGCTGATAAGCGATAGCATATTTATCTGTGAAATTGACACTAATAATAGTTTCTATTTCGGCCAAATATTTTTCTATATTTTCTCTACATTCGTAGAGTTTATTCAATGCTTCTTTTTTATCTTGTGATTCGTTCATACAAGAACAAGTTTTTGTTTGAGTTTAAGAATTTTGTGCGGAGTTTTCCAAACTCCTGTTTCTTTATTCTGAATATCTCCATTCATCCAAATATGACAGAACCCAGCATTTTTATCCAGCCCCCATGCTAGGATGCCATTTTCATCTACTCTTTCCACAAGAAACTTACCACGATAACCCATTGGGATAAAATCACCATGATGCACAAAATATGGGCCACCAGCGACCTTGATCTTGTCTCCCTTTTGGAGTTCTCTCCAGTTGATATTACGAATAATTTTCGTATTCCTGTCCTCTCTGCTCTTATTCTTGAACATAAAAGGAGTATTGCAATTCTTACACATATAGGCACGGGGGCCGGTTTGTGTTCCACACTTATCACAAGTTTTTCTACCTTTAGCCATCAGTAATCTCCGTTGTTAGCGTTATAGCCTAAGTATACAACAGTAATCGGTCTTGTCAAGTGTACTTCTTTAGAATTTTTTATTTTTTTCGCTAGTTTTGTCTTGATCTGGAAAGATAGTAAGTTTACCAGGATTGTAGTGACAAAAATAACTACTGTGAATACGTTTCTTGATTAAATTATCTTCTTCAATTTCGATATATACATTAATACGATAGCGATTTTCCCATACATTAATAATACGAGTCATAAGATAATGCTTAGGCTTCTCAACCTGTTGAAAAAGCAAACTTTCAATTTCAAGATCCATTGTTAGTCTCCGGTTGATATGTGTCTATTTCAAAACTAATTTTTCCATCTGGCATTTCTATAAAATCTATAGGATAATATTCTAATCTTTCAAAATCAAATACGGAAACTTCTTCTTGCCAAGGAAAAGTCCCAGGATTTTTAATGTCATTTGCTCTTTCGTATAAATAATTGTAAAGTTTAAGCCAAGTCATTTATCTAGCCCTTCGGTTTGCTCTATCAAGTTTACGAATAGTTTCAGTAGCATTAGATGGAACCAACACTAAACTAGGTGCCGTTTTGTGTCCCCAATCCATAAAACCTACGGCACGATTTTCTACGCTACAATCTTTACAGATAATTTTACGCCCGGTTTCAACGAGAAACTCATAACGATCAATGCCAACATCATTTTTACAGTAAATGCAGTTCATGGTTGCCTCCGTAAAACGGATTATACCATAACCATCGGCATTGTCAACTCGCTTACTGTAATCAAATTTCCAATACTATCACTAAAATTTCCATCATCTGTGCTGTAATAAATATTGTTTAATCCAACAGCACTCAATAGTTTACTACAATTTTCACAAGGCTTACTTCCAAGAATCAATCCTTTTCGGTTAATTCTAAGCACACATATTGTCCAATTAGGATCAATGGTATTATAGCGATCAAGTAATTGAGAAATAAGACGAGATTCAGAATGATAATATGGAAACTCCTTATATTTTGGAAGATTAAAATCCTCACCTATTCTATAAGCACCAGTATGGGTTTTGATTGGATTATTTTGAGTAAAAGAAATTAGTTTGGTGCCAGCAAACGCCGCACAATAATGATAACATCTAATCTGTTTCGTAGGATTCCAATTCTGGTATGCTTTCCGAATTGTTTTCTGAATAATTTTCATTTTGATCCAAAATATTATTTGTTATTTCAATATCGTAATGTTGGAGTGCTTTTAATGGTATTCTTTTTGGTTCTTTGTGTCTTGGATTATTGGTTAATGGTATTTTTTGTGGTTCTTTCATGGATCACCTATTTTGTTGCTAACATATATAATCCAATATTAGCAAAAGCATAACCAGTATATGCTATGAGCATACCAATATTACCTTTATAGCCTTGTTCTAACGCTACATAAAGATACACTAGCCCTGTTAATGCTATAAGCCAAGAACTCATACCAATACCCCACTGATAATTTGTTCATATTTTTCGATAGCCAAATCTTTACCTTTAAGTTCCATATCTATGTCAAATTCTAAACCATAAGTCTCAAACTTATTATAAGCATACTCAGCATGAGCACGAGGATTATTACCCTCTCGACTTTCACTATAATGAAATAATGGTTTAGTTTGCCATGTATCATAACACATATTAATCGCTTCACGTTCTGTGAGATTATTAGAATGGCACTTGTGATGCAGATAATCAAAACAGATTGGTATGCGGGTAATAGGATGAAAAATATCAACCAGTTCTTTCACGCTCCAGCAATTTAGTTTATCATCGTTCTCGATAGTCATACGCTTCTGACAATTTTCATCTAACCGAATGAAGTTTGAGTAAAATCTATGAGAGATTTCTTCTCTGGTTCCATTATTATTATGAACATGAAGATTCATGGGCGAATTAGTATCTGCCGGTAATCCAATTCTGTCGAAGAAACTACTGTAGAAGTTGAGTTCTGTGATTGTTTTCTCGACCACCTTATCGGAGAGACTTGATAGCGAATTAAACTCGCTAGGATGACAACTAACACGAACGCCAGTAGTGGAAATAGTTTGTGCGATATTATCAAACTCATCTTGAATATCTTCATGATTGGGTAAATCCTCTAATGAGACATTAGCCTCGTCATAAGTAATGAGAGGAAAAATATCACTACTAACTCTATAAGTATAGTTATTACTACCGCAAAATTTGATTGTTTCATTTGTTGTTACAAGATTATTAAGAATTCTTTCTCCAAGAATAGCCAATGCTTCTTCTCTTGGTAAAGAATTAAATCTTTTAAAGGTCATGGTTTTATGACAAATACCTTGATCTTTAAGTTTAAGAGAAATACAACAAAGACCGAATCTGTTCATATGACCTCCAACTGAGAGTATATCATACTATCGGTTTTTGTCAAGTGCTGCATGAACTTTTTGTTTGAGGCTGGGGCGGGTTAATTTTTAATTTAAACCAGTTTATTAGGTTATTATCTGCACCACCCTTGGTAAAACAGCCAGTATTTTTCTTTAATATATTTTCTGATCCATCTATAATGAAGTAGGATGGATAAGTATATATATTGTATTTATTGGATAATTGTGTAACAGTTTTGCTCATATTAATAAGTAAAACTTCATAATCCTTCAAAATTTCTTGTATCTCTGAATTATAGTTGATTAGATACTTGATGACTGTACAACCGGGACAACCATCCATATAAAATAACAAGAAGATATTTTTATTACTAGATTTAGAAGTCTCAAGCGTATGAAAATAGTCGATCTCTACTTGTTTGCCATTCATAAATGCAAGTTCTTTATCTTTTTGTTTTTTTTCTAAATCAGATAAAGCGGATTCATAAAGTTTATTTTCTTCTTCTGTTGGTGTGTTCATAGTAATTTCCTTTGATTAATGATTAAATATTAATTTCTTCAACTGAATATATTTTCATAACAGTATAATTTGGATTTATGCCATTATAAAAATCAATTAAGGCTTTTTCTTCTGATTGAGCAAAAACCAGATCATTGATAAGTATGGTTTGTTTGGTAGGATCTGATATCTCATAAATTTGAGCGGTTATATTAAACTGCTTATTCATAATATATTATCGAACCTCGCTGATAATTCTGATAAAATTTTTATTTTTTGTTTTTGGTTTTGAAAATCAATTCTTAAAACATACTCATTGTGTTTATCGTATTCTAATTGACACTGTGGCGTTAATATGTCTCGTAACTGTTTAATAATGTTTCTGTTTGGCACTTTAAAAGATATGTAAAATTGTGGTACTTTATTTTTTTGTCCAAAATGTCCTTCACAACTATATTGTGTAATACAACCCATATACTCTAAAGCAAGTATAAAATAATTTACTCCTTTGTCTAATATTTCATTACAATATAAACCGCAAGGAGAACTTCTTATAATATTCAGTTCTTTTGCCTTTTCCCAAGAATTTAATTTTTGAACTTTGGTTTGTTTTCCCATGCTAAAGCCTCACTAATAATAGGAAACTGTTCAATAAAAATTTCTTTACAATTGTTGGCTATGCTCATATGTTCTTTTTGTGTACCATTTGAAGAACGCAATTCTATATAATGAATCCAATTCCGTATATTACCGCTCATATAAAGTCTTGTTGGTGTTGCTAGTGGCAATACAAATCTAGCACATTCTTTTGCTATTCCATCTTTTATCATACCATCGTAAATGGCCTTACTTTTGGCAAAATGTTCGCGTAGTTTACTATTCCATTTAAAAACTATTTCTTGATCTATATCATCTATACTATTTTGTCTATTTTTAGTATCTTGACGCCGCAGTTCAAATATGGGAATTTCTTCTGCTAAAAGAGTCGTGTCTGCATAACGCTGACTAAATTCTTGAAAAGTAAAACTTCTATGTCTTAGTATTTGAGCAGCAAGTCCTCTTGTTGTATTGATTTCCAGAGTCATAAAACCATGCTCAAAAATACTCCAATGTTTGTGTTCAATGCAATATTTGAGTAGTCTCGCGTAATTATCTTGATCTTGATTGTTTGGGTTGGACACTCTAGCACAATACGCTATAGTTTTTTCTGCTTCTGGAGTTACGCTAATTAATTTTACATTCATCTAGTGTGATTCCTTATATGATGTTTGATATTCTATCCATTCTCCATTAGTAATGTCATTATAAATATCTCTAGCGAGTTTACTAACGCTAGAACTAACGCCACTAGAAGATGGATTATCTATTTTGCTCCAATAATATTGGACTTTATCACCATTTTCTTCATCTCCCTTATCTTTAATGGTTTCATAGCCTTTATCTTTAGCCCATCTTTTAACTTCACTCCAAAGCATAGTATCCTCCTAGCAACTCATATTACCAGATTTCGGCGGTTTGTCAATGTCAACCTTAAATGATTGTTCTGGCAAATCATATCTTTTCCATGCTTCTTTATGTTTCAAACCTATAATCTCTACTCGTTGCTCATTAATTATTTGCTTTTGATAGTTGATTAATTCATATAATTCCATGATATAATCATATACTTGTTCGTTTTTATACGCTTCCATTATTTGTTGAACTTTTGCTGGTCGCATAGGCTCATATTTAAAATTACCATCCCAACTCATTTTTGTAATTGTTCCTCCGCATTAATTTTATCTCTATGAACAAACCCAGCAGCAAATCCAGCAACATAAAGTTGTTGCATTACTTTGACGCAATCCTTGTTATTTCTGATAAATGGAATGTTTTTTGCTACCCACTCATGGTAACTTTTTTCCTCATCACATAAATCTTGATCGTTCATTTCTTAATCTTAGCCTCATTATATTTATTGAAGATTTGATTGATACCAGCGATCACGAAAGGACAAGTATTATTGATAATATCTGTATCATCATTATCTGTTATATATGCTTGTAATTCATCATTAATAACATCTTTATGATAGCCCTTTTCTATCATATATTGTATAGTTTTTTGTAATTTCTTTTTATGTTTGGTAACAAAATTATCAATTTCTTTTCTATATTTAGCATTACTAGCATATAGAGCATGAGATAACTCATGACGTAATGTGCTTTTTGTTTGAGCACCTATAATATAGAAGTCATCTTGTCTGTATCGTAAAAGATCCAATAGTCTACTTTCCTCTATTGTTAGTGGATCGAATAGCCCTTCTTTGAAAGGAATCAATACTTTACTAGGGAAGTTAAAACCAATCCATGTCGATTGATAATTATTTGCTCCGTATGTTTCACTATACCAATGTCTAAGTTGTCCAACCGTAAAAATATTATTACGAAAATTTGGATTGGTGCTTTCGTAGTATTCTTGAAAACGCATAAATGTTAATCCTAATTCTTCTTGAGAATCAGCACTAACCCAAACGCTATTGTATGGTTGTGGTTTAATTGTTATCATTTAAATCCATTTCTTTATTGTGTTCTGGTGGTTTATCCCAATTTAAAAGAGTATTGATTGTGTCTTTATATTCTGCTATTTCGTACCTTTGAATTCGTATTTCATTACGCAATGATTTATTAACACTTTTTAGGTGTTCAATTTCGATATTCAATTTATTGATATAATCATCTATATCCATCATTGTAATGATCTAAATACTATAGAATATCTTAAATTTTTAACTGGCAGAATTTCATGAGTCCATTCATTTCTTATTTCGTCTTTCATTTGTACTAAACTTTTTGGATATAATTCCTGAACTATATCGTCTGAGTTTTTTTTCTTAAATACCATTGTTGATGAATAACCTAAACTTAATATGCTAACGATTGGCCCACTTATCGGTTTATCAATATGTGCTGCTATTTTTTGTCCTTTTTGGTACTTGTTAATTGCTATGCCGAAAGGTATATCAATGATTAAATCATCACTAATAAGTTTTTTGTAGATATTTACAATACTTGATGGTACATCGTCTATACCCTTTTTATATCTGTCCCCAAAATATATACTATCAAAGTTACTACTGCCATAGTTAGCAACTAACTTTGGATTATTTTGTCGAAAATTTTCAATATCAGATATTATAAGTTGTTCTTCATTTTCTGATATATAGTTATCAAAAAACTTTAAACCTAAGTTTTCCATTCTGTTTTTAATTTATCTAGAGTGATGCGTACCATACTATCATCATAGTAGCAATCGTTTTCTGTGGCTAGTAGATTTTCATATTTAATTTTATCAACAGAGTGTAAAACATTCATCACACACTGACCATAACGCCAGTTAAAAGTATTATATGTTTGATCAACCAACTTTAAAAATTCTTCAAATGTCATTCTACATCGTACCATTCTGGAAAAGTATCATAATATAAATCGGCAAATGGAGCATTTTCACCATCATTAATAACTGATCCTAAAATTGGTGGAGTTGTTTCATTATTTTTCATAAGGTTTAACGATCCACCCTATTTTGGCTAAGTCTAATGCTATTTCATCTGTTACAACACTTTCACTAACAGAACCATCAAGATTAATCATACCAGAACAGTAGTAGTTCAGATAATCCTCCCCACAATCTCTAAGGTCTGCTACTATTTCACCACTCATTCTCCACGAACAAGTCCATTCGTTTTCACCATAAAAAAAACGATTATTACACATAGCCGCATATAAATTTTGGCTATAAACTTTGCTATATTTACACTTATCTTTTATGGTTGAATTAGCAAATAAATCTTGTTCTAGGTCTGGTTTCATCGGTATACTACTACTGGTTGATAAAAGTATTGGGTCTGAGGAACATATACTACTCTTTGTGTTCTATAAAGCAAACATCTGTGTTCTACAACTACTGGTTGATTAACAACATAAGGAACATATTGATAAACAACTACTGGTTGAGGTTGATAAACATAGGATTGTTGAGTTACAGCAGTTTGAACAACGTGATTTTGTAGTTGATATGGTATCCACTCTTGAGCATAAATATTACCACATACAATTGTCATTGATATTACTAACAAGCATCGTGCTATATTTTTCATAGTTATCTCCTTAAATAAAGTAATTAATGTTCTGTTCTATTATTCATCTTAATAAGTTCAACAACATATCGTGCCGTATCTGGTACGTTACTACCTCCCATATAATAACTACCAATAAAATCAAACATATTCAGATTTTTAGTATTGAATTCTTCATAGTAAATGGGTTCGTACTCCATACGAATATACTCACCCACACTATTTCCAAAATCCATAATTTGATTATATAATTTCGTTGTCATTGTATTGATCCAGTTTAAAACATTGACTGAGTGTATCTTGTAGTTTAGAAGTTTGTATAGCCAATAATACCTTTAAACCATTGATAGCATTTACAATACCATCTTTATCTAAACCTTGCTCTAAGATACCTTCACTTAGATTCTCCATATTATCACAAAAAGTATATAAATGATTAATTTCTTCTTCCAGATGAAATCTGTTTTTCATATTCCCACCTTTGTTATCTCAAATCCGAATCCTAGTAATCTAAAAGAGAATCCAATTCCCCAATCATATGTATAGTAATAAGTTTCTGTGGTCAAGTCCAAACTAAAACCATAATGATAAATATCATCTGTTGGATGCCATTCTGTATCCAGTTTAGGTTTTTTTATTCCCACAAAATTAAACGGATGGAAAAATTTAGTTACTATCATGTTTGATAAAAAATGGTTTTGGGTAATCAACCGGCCAGTATTTCTTTTCTGGTGCCTTATCAGGTTGTAGTTTTTCTACGGTTTTAATTAGTTCTCGCATCTTTTGTTCAAGATTAAGTAGTGATGCTAGTACAACATCAATCTTTTGCTTAGATTTCTTTTTGCTTTTCTTTTTCATTTTATTATGCTCATAAAGGAAACGAAACTAAATATCCAACTAATAACCAAACCAATCAACGCAACATTTAAAGCCCAATAAGTATCTCCTTTGTAATTTAATCTAAAAGCATCTACTAAGGATGCTAATAGTGCTAAAATAGTTAGTGAACACGCTATAGATGTTATGCAAGACAATCCGCCACTTAAAAGGCATCGGGCTATAAAATATAATGTATTCATATTGATATATAGTTTACGATTCATCTAAATTAATATTGAAATGGTTCATAACTCTGTAAAAATCTTCTCGTATTTGAGATAAAGCATCATCAGCATCCTTAAAAGAATGACCATGCTTATCCCAACTTCTCAATTGTTCACCAATATCCCAAAGAGCCAGAAAATAATCTTGACCTTTAGTTGCTCTAGCAAAAGATGTAACATCTTCTGGTTCATCAAGATTAAATTTAAGAATTGCTTCCATCACTTTTATTCCTACAACTATCACAAAGAGTAGTTATCCATCCACCTTTATTTGGTTTACCAGAGTTACCACAAACTTCACAAACTTTGTAACTATATTCTTCTGCCATACCAATAACACCTTCTACATAATTATCGCCACCAGTAAAGTAGACTCGTAATCCACCATACTTTTCTTTAACTTGATCAAACTTGACAGGGAAATACTCTAGTTCTTCTTTGATTCTTTCTGGTTGATCCGCTAAAATTCTTTTTTTGTCCTCTATATTTTTTTCGTGTTGAAATATACGCCAGCAAAGGGAGGACAACAATTCATACCAGCCATTTCCGACCTCGCATCCCCAACTCATGCACGATTCCATAGGAGATTTAGTCCTATTAATAAATATTTGTGGATATTTTTCAAATAGTTTATCTTGAAGTTCTTGATCCATTTAGCACCATATATCTTGTCTGATTGTAATAAGTTTAATAAGCATATCAGTATCTTCTTGATGATATTTTGTTTCTAGTTCATCAATTTTATCGAAAGTTTCGGCTCTATTATGCTCGTCATACAAAGAGTGAGGGTCAAGTCGATTGGGGCGAGTTTCTGTCCACCACAAATACAACTCTTTAATAGTCATAGCGGTAATGGCTTGTGGGGTTGGTTTGTTGTAGTCAGGATCGTCCTCATTTATACCATAGTCACTTCCAAAAGTCAACCCAATAGCCCAATCAAGATGATCTAATCCGGCTTGCTTACAGCGACCATTTTTAAACTTGTAGTCTCTATCCTTATAATCCTTCATGGTATGGGAGATTTCAGTCTCAACATAATCGACAAGTTCATTAAAAAGACCATGAAGAATTTTGGTATCAAACTCATAATAGTGACCCGGTTTAAGTCCGGTCTTAATAAGATGAGTCTTATCTATCCAACGATTTCGTACATAAACTTCAATATTATGATAAACATCATATGGAAAATACGCAATATTTTGTAGAGTTTTCAATCCATTTTCCGCCAGATAATATCTCAATGGATGCTTTCTTTTAGCATCTTCGTGCCAAACGTCCCATTCTTTCCACCCCAAAGCAAAGGGCTTTTTGCTGCCACGAATAATATCAGCAACTTTAGAAGAATTCCAATGATTCCATCTGCTACGATACATCTTTCACCATTTGTCCATTACGAATAGTATAAACTGTTACATTTCCACCATGCCTGATATAGTCTCGTCCACCATCAATCATATTACCATTATCGAAACTTTTATAATCGTGATGATATTGACTATACTGTAGATTTCCATCATCATCTTCTACCAACCCAAAAGAGAAATCTTCTATACCATCAGCGTTAAAAATAATATAAGAACCATCTTCATAATTAACCGCTATGCCAAAATATCTGTTACCAAATGTTGGATGAGGAGAGTTCCTATAGAAAATATCCACAGGACGATCACTAGCATTATAGTCTGTTGTACAAACATAACTGATAGGAACATTGTCCTTCTCTGAATAATGCTCAATAACTTTATCCGTATTAGTAACTGGAAAATGTTTAATCATCGTCTATTAACCTTTCTGGCAGGATCACGCCTTTTTGGTTTGTTATAATGAGTAACACGAACAGTTTTTTCAAAAGTATATGGATACATATTATTGATTCTCATTTCTGGAATTAGATAAGCATCAGATGGAAGTTTAGTTTCAGAATATCCAAAACTTTCCACAAACCAACCAATACTACCTAAAGTATTTTTAATCCAGTTATACTCACCCATACTGTGTCCACTTTCTTTCACTGATAATATCCTTAAACTTTTCCCCAGCAGGAGTTAATTGTACCATACCATCAACACAAAAGATACAACCATCCTTGTCGCCGGGGTTATCATACCTATCGCCATCTTCTTCGTTATAGTGGTCAAAATAAAGAGTCAATCCAGTGTTTTTGTTAAAGGAATTCTTCAGATTAATCACAAGTTTTTCATATTCTTGAAAAATATCCTCAACAATTTCTTCTGCCATCAATCCAAGTCTAATAACAGGCTTAGACTTATCATCAAGCACAGCGTCAAACAAAGCATCTTTAATTTGGTCAGGGTCATCCCATGCCAACCATTGACCAACACTCCCCCAACCAACATTCTTAAAATACTTGGCTTGTTCAATAGATTTAATTTCATTAGGACAAATTTTCTTCAAGTTCTTATATTCAATAACAAAACTCCCAACAGCAAAACTACCCATGCCCATAGTTTATTCTCCAAATATTAAGAATGAGTTTTAACTCGTCGCTTAACAAGACTCTCAAGAATACTCAAATACTTTTGAGCATCTTCCTTACTATCAAACTGTGTCACAATAGCCTGACCATCACTCTTAGGCAGCAAAATAGGCTCGCCATTCTTGGTTACAATAAACTTGCTATTCTTCTGCACAACATCATAAATCTTAGTCATTAATATTCTCCATGAGTAAAGGTAAGGTATTCATCAATATCAATTTGAAAATCATCAGTCTCGCCCAAAACTACAGCAGCATGGTACAGGATATGATCCCTGGGATCGTTACCATCTTGGATAAATTCTTGATAACTAATCTGTTCAGAGTCGCTATCAAAAATATACCTTGCACATTCTGTTGCAGCAGAAGGGTAGTCTACAATTTTCATACTGCCACCTTATAGTAACGCTCACAGCGACTAATAAAAGATGGAAGCATTTTACGCAAATTATGAGGAATATTATCAAGAGAATGATAGTCTGTGTCAAATGTTGCTCGTCCAAGAGCAATCTTCAGACCCATATTTTTACTAAACTTATCTTCTTTACGACATTGAGCATATCCGATATTAAAATCCCCTCTGTCGCCAACCTTTACGGCAACCAAAACTCCACGGGGATTCCCCTTCTTATCTCGACTATAACTAATAAGTGTAGACGATGGAACAGTAACAGTATTCACTGAATATTCTCCTTTTTCCAATTTCTGTTAGAGTTAAGAAAGTTCATAATATAATTTGCCGCATTAGAAGCATTGTCACCCATTTCATAATGAGCGTTGGAAATGGTTTTAATAGTCCATTTCTCATCATCACTTAATTGTTGGTCGCTTTCAATATCTCCATATTCCATGCTAATATAATCAGCAACAGCATAGAGATATTCCTGAAAAGACGAATATCGTGATTGATTACTCATAACGAATCCTTGGTGATACGGTTGTATTCTACCATGTTATCGGCACTTGTCAAGAGGTACTTTGCAGTTTTTGGTAAATACAATTCCTTTTTTCTTTGGGGCTGGAATATGATGATCAAATTTTTTAATATCGCTTACTACCCATCCATATTTGGGTTTATCTGGATTCCAACTATAAAATTCATCTAGTTCTTCTACTTTATGTCTATTATAATCATCTATCCAAGATTGTTTGTCTGGATACTGAAAACTGTGACTAAAAGTAATTGTTCCTATAATATGAGATTTGAATCGGCCATATTTTCCCGGCGTTTCAATCAGTGCTAGTTCAACCCCCTCATACTTTTTAGGAAGCGGATACGAGCGTGTTTCAACACTTTTATCGCCATTAATTAAAAGAGTTGACCAAGGAATCTGAATATTTAAACCGGCCTTAAATGTCATTTCGGTGTATTTTATATCGAGTAAATGTTTGTCGTAGAGCATTTATAACCAATCGCATTATACCAGAAGCCTGTGGGTTTGTCAACTACGACTGACATTCCTATGGGCTTTCTGTTTTTTAGGATAGTTCTATGATTATTATAGTCAAAAAATGTTCAAAATGTCAAGAACATAAAATATTAGATAGTTTTTATAATGATAAAATGAATGTATTTGGTAAAAGCAGTTCTTGTAAAATATGTTCTGATAAAACTTGTAAAAAATATTATGTTAAAAATAAAGAAAAAATTAAAACATATCAAAAACAATATCATCAAGTCAATAAAGCCGTTATTAGAAATAAAGCCCGAAAACAAGCAAATAAATATAAAAAAGATAGAAGAAAAACCGATATATACTATAAGTTAACAGAAAATTTAAGACATAGAGTTTGGAATTGTCTTAAACTAAAACACGGTTCTAAAAATCAGAAAACTATGGACTTAGTAGGTTGTTCGCCAGATCAATTAAAAACTTATTTAGAAAAAAAATTTACTGACGGTATGACTTGGGATAACTATGGTTTTTATGGATGGCATATAGATCACATTATTCCTTGCGATAGTTTTGATCTAACCGATCCCTCCCAACAAAAAATTTGTTTTCATTATACAAATTTACAACCATTATGGGCAAAAGATAATTTTCAAAAAGGTAATAAAATTATTAATCAACTATAATATTCATGGTATGAGTTTCTGAAACTCCAAATCCATTTTTACAACTAAACTTTAGAGTCACAGTATTTCCAGATACATTGGTATCAAATTCATGAAAACTAAGAGTATCTGGATAATTTACCATATTTCGTACTCTTGCTTTAGCCACAAGAATTTTATCAATACTACTATTAGTCTCACAACCAAAAGTAAAAATAGACAATAGAATAACAAATATATACTTCATATTAGTTTTCCAAAAATTTAGTAATAAAATCAGCCAAACCACTTAATTCTTCTCTGGTAAATCTAAACTTCATACTATCCCATGAAATACTATTACTAATTACCATTTCAACAACATGATTTTGCTTTTCAAGATCAAATCGAAAAACATCGGCTTTATAAAAGTCTTTTAGAATAATATCGTTCATTTAGTTACCTCAATATGCCATCTGTCACCATGAAGTTCAGCAACAACACCCATATTCAACTTAACAAGTTCGGCCACAATTTCAGCCAACCTTTGGGTTTCATTAAGATAAAGATAAATCATTCAATCTCTCCTTCTGCATCATCAATATACCAATCATATTCACCATCTCTAGCAAATCCTTTTAGATCACTACTAAGACTATCAATAGCAAAGTCTGCTTCTGGACTATTGGCGTCTTTAATTTCTGGAAAATCAAATACTACAAAAACTTTCATTATGAATTCTCCACAAAACTATTATCAAAACTCTGGAAAAGACCATCAACTTGATCCAAAGTCCAAGGATAATTAGGACTATTATCTTCATAATGCTTGATATGTTCACCCAAACATTCAAGAGCGTCCAAAATCATTTCCATATCATGTTTTTCAATATAGTAATTCATTTTTCCTCCGTTGTGCTACCAGTATACAACACTTATCGGCATTTGTCAAATGCTACTTAACCCATTCGTCATAGCCATAATTCATAGCATCCTCAATAGTCTTATCGGGATTATTCTTCATGTATTTTAGAGCAAATAATACAACCTCTGAAACAAGACCGTATTTATCAGCGTCCCTAATAAAAACATCCACAATATCAAATTCATTATTAATATTCGTCATTGGTAGCCTTTTGCAAATCTCTTGACAAAGTTTGGGACGCTTCTCTTACAGTAGGAAGCCAATAAATATCGTAGATTTCATTCCATGTTGGAAAAGTATAAAAAGGATCACCCTCATTGATACAATTCCCCTCACTATCATAAATATCATAAAAGGATACTTTTCGTTGGTCATAATCCTCTACAGAATCATAACAAGCATAAACATTATAATAGCCAAAACTAATAGAACTATCATAAATATACTTAGCAGCCCACTCTGTCATTTTTTATTCTCCAAATTTTAGATTCCACTCATCTTTAGTAATATTATACAAACTATCATACATGGCATTTACCACCATACGAGAAATATTACCTATGCTATCTGATGTTTGACTTGCAAAAGTTGTAATTAACAAATGAAAATAGTGTTTATCAATAGGGGCCAATTGAATAAGCAAAGACCCACTTTTGGTCTTGTTAAAGTGAAAGTCTTTCCCATACTCTCTATGGATATATTCAACTACTTTCAAGTGACGCTGTTTATATTCTGATTTGGTCATAGTTTTATCTAAAAAAGATCACCATAACCATTCCACCAATCATAAATTCTGATACTGGCAAAATATCCCAAAAACATAAATAGAACTAATGCGAGCATTATGCTAATCCTTCAATAAAATCCATATCCAGATTGAGTTCATCCCAATCTGCCTGAGTAACATTTCCCACTACCAAATAGTTGTCATCTTTAGAATAGTCTTGATTTCTATCATACTTAATATAAAAACCCTCAGACTCATCAGACTTCATCTGATTAAGATCAATAACTATTTCGTTAGCCTCTTTATATCCGCTAACATTACTAAAACATTGTATAAGAGTCATTATTTTTCTCCAATAGTTTTATAAATAAAATCGGCTAGTTTTAATAGTTCATCTTTATTACATGGTGCATAAACAAATTTACTGCTAATAATTATCTCATAAGGATGGTTTTTTAATTTATCGTTATTTCGTGGGTAATCTTTACTAATATGAACAAGAAAATGATCCCCATGAAAAGTATCTAATTCTTTCATTTCTTAATCTTTCTATTAATAAGATCACTAAGTACCTTCATATCTTCATCATTCAAATCTAATTTTTCAATCAATTCTGCAAGTGGTCTTAAGATACCCTTTTCAGATAAGAATCTTAAATTTGTCCATAATTCATCATTGATTACTATTGGCTCAATCATTTCTTAACCTTTTTCTTTTCACAGTATTCATCATACTGTTTTTGAGCATCTTGTTCAATTATTTCTTTTAAATCATTTACATCATGTAGTTTTTCTATCTCATCAATTGTTTTCTGTGGGATCCTTGACAAATATTTGTTCTTGAAATCTTCATAACTTAATTTTTCAGTCATTATTTTCCTCCATCCATTCATAGAAAACCCTATTAGCCACAAGATAACTATCGAAGTAAGCCACTTTCTTAAATTTGAAAGGCCCAATCATTCGTAGAATAAGTCGCCCATCAATCATCTCATTACCTTGCATTTTACCATATTTGTGGGTATGAGGCCCAATAACATCTGATTGTTTTGATTTCTTGCCCATTCCATCCCTATTTACCATAATTAAAGAATTGATTATTAGTAACAAGGGGCTTGATTTGCCTAAGACGATTATGAATAATGGTCAAATTATTACGGTCAATGCTTACTTTTTCGTGCAAAGTTTGACTAATAACAGACCTTAGAAGGGCAATTTCTTTATCGGTCAACAATACATTCCTATACATTTTTTCCCTATACTTATTAAGAAAAATACCAATACTAGTAGTACCAGTATACCAGACGAAAGCATGGTTGTCAAGAGGCTTTATCGGCCATTTGTATTTCCTGACTTTAGCCTTTTTCCTGACAGTTTAGATGACCGGCATATTCAATAAGTAAAAATCCGGCGAATATATTGTAAACTAGATGTTATACAGCATTATTCTGCTGCTTTCGCCTCATTATAGGAATTTTGAGAGGTGAAAGTGTGGGTATTATATGTTTTTGATGAATAGTAATGTACTAATTTGTCGCTAAGAACCATAGCAAACATAGTAACTATAGCAATTACGACCAAACTTTTAATAAAAGGCTTATGAAATTCTTCAGTTTTCATTTTCTCTCCTAACTATGAAATAAGTACAAGTTATGCAGAAGGAATAAAGTATGGCCATAAAAATCCAGAACTTAAATTCACTCACGATACAAATCCCACTCAACAAAGAGTGATACAACACAGTAGAAAGTTAGTAGTAATAGTGGGGTGGCATCATAGTTCATTAAAATATCTCATAAATTTATAGGTTATTAGTCCACAAATTAAAAGTCCACAA